TCCTTCCAACATACACACATACACATATACCAATACACATATACACATATACCAATACACACACATACACACATATATATACACATAGACAGTTATATGAGAGATGAGTATGATGGTGTTAGCTCCTTTCTCTATCATGTTGTAATTACTAGTATTTTCTATGAACAATTCTTTTGACTTAATGAATAAGATGATACCTGAATCTGGAAGTCTACCTGAGCCTGGGAGGGTGAAGGCTGTGGAGGTTGAGGAGGATGATTGGAGTCCTGTTGAGCGTAATATGGTTTTGTATATGAAGATGAGTGGGGCTAAGGATATAGAGATAGCCAGGGTGTTAAGGATAAGTAAGAAGGATTTGCAGAGGGAGTTTAGGGTTGAGTTGATGGATGCTGGGATGAAGTTGAATGCTGATGTAGTCCAAGCTTTGTATCAGAATGTCATGAAGGGGAATGTGACAGCCCAGATATTTTGGTGTAAGGCCAAGATGAATTGGGTTGAGAAGGCTGAGGTAGTAAGTGAGGGTAGTAAGTTGATACCGAGTATTACTGTTCAGGTGGCTACTGTTGGGAGTGAGAGTACTCCGAAATTGGTAGGGGTGAAGAGTGGCTAGAGTTTGGGGGGAGAGGAATAGAAAGAAGAAGGTCAAGTATGCTGATGTGACTTTTGAGTTACATGAGCAGCAGGGCAAGGTGCTTAATAGTAAGGCTACCGAAATCTTATTTGGTGGAGCTGCTTCTGGGGGGAAAAGTCATTTAGCTAGAGTGTTGGCTATTTTGTGGGCGTTAGAAGTCCCTGGACTACAGATTTATTTCTTTAGACGATTGTATGATGATTTGATTAAGAATCATGTGGAAGGGCCAACTGGGTTTAGGGCCATGTTGTCTCCTTGGTTAAATGGAAAGCATCCTGATAGTCCTTTGTTAGCTCACAGACTAGCGGAAATGGTAGAGGGAGAGATTCGGTTTTGGAATGGGAGTAAGATTTTCTTATGTCACTTACAACATCAAAAAGACATTACTAAGTACTATGGTGTTGAGATTCATGCTGCATTTATAGAAGAAGCTACTCAGTTTAGTGAGTTTATGATTAGGTTTTTAAGGTCTCGATTAAGAATACCTAAAGCGTTAAAGATTCCTGATAAGTTTAGAAAGCCTATAGAGGAGTGGCACAATCCTACTGAACCTGATTATTACTTTCCTAGAATAGTTTACACCAGTAATCCTGGTGGTATTGGTCATAGCTATATTAAGAAGGGCTTTTTAAATGATGTTAAGCCGTATGAATATCATAAAGCTCCACAAGGCGATGGTGGTCATATCAGGCAGTATGTTCCTGCTAGGGTAGACCATAATCCGAGCGTAAACAGGGAAGAAGTAAAAGCTAACTTGGCTGGATTGCCTCCTAATCTTGTTGATGCGTTATTAAACGGTAATTGGAACGCCGTAATTGGGGCTTATTTTCCAGAAGTGGACATGGGAACTCATCTTTTAAAGCCTTTTCCTATCCCTCAGCATTGGACTCGGATTATGGCCCTGGACTGGGGGGCTTGTGGAGAGGGAGATCCGTTCGCTATAGGATGGTTTGCTATTTCTGATGGCTGTATTCCTCTTTATCCTAGAGGCACTGCGATTTGTTACCGAGTTTGGTACGGAAAGGGATTACCGAAAACTACTGTGGATAATGTTTGTGCTGGAATTAGAGAAAGAGAGAGAGGAGATCCACCTGTCTTATTAAGAGTTGCTGGTGGCGACATTTTAGAGCAAAGAGGTAGTGGGCCTAGCATCTTTGAGATTTTTAATAGTCATGGAATACACTTCTCAAGAGCTGATATGAGAAGGGTTAGCGGTTGGCAACAAATGAGAGAGCGTATTGTTGGAAAAGATGGTCTTCCAAGATTGTACTGGTTTGATATGTATGCTTCTGAGGTAGAAACTATCTGTACTTTACAACATGATTTAAACGATCCGAATGATTGTGCTCCAGGAGAGGATCATCTAGCGGATATGACTAGGTACTTCTGTATGGCACGACCTTGGATACATGAGCTTCCTAAAGAAAGGCTTACTATGGAACAGAAATTCCAAGCACCGAGTATTAATAAACTTTGGGCAATAAGAGATCAAAGTATAAAGTTAAGGAATCATTAATATGACAGAAGAAACTATCGGCACTAGTGATGGACAAGAAGAAACACTAGAAAACTACAGAACTAGCGAGAAATTCTTTCTTAGGTGGTGGAGAGAAATTAGCTTGGTTAAAGAAGGGAAAGCTCAGAAGGCATTTGAGAGAAATGGAGAGAAGATTGTTAAGAGTTATAGAAATGCTGAAACCTTAGAAGGTGGAAAGAGCGAGAATGTTTCTAAAGTCATGCACAACGTGCTGTGGAGTAATGTTCAGATTCAAAAGCCATTGCTTTACGCTAGAACTCCTAAAGTCGTAGCAGAAAGAAGATTCAAAGATAATGATCCTATAGGAAGGCTCGCTTCTATCTGCGTAGAAAGAGCAACCCAGTTTGTAATCTCAGTTCAAGAAGAAAGATTCGATTATACTATGAAATCTGCTGTGGAAGATAGATTGCTTCCAGGTAGAGGACAAGTCTGGGTAAGGTATGAGCCTGTTTTTGAGAATATGAAAGATGAGAATGGGGAAGTTATTATTGATGAGAATGACGAACCACAAAAGATGATAAAGCCTAACTCAGAAATGGTTTATGTAGATTATATTTTCTGGCAGGATTATTTTCACTCTCAAAGCAGAAACCCATACGATGATCGGTGGAGAGCTAAAAGAACTTACATGACAAGGTCTGAATTAATAGAAAGATTCGGGGCTATTGGAAAACAGGTGAGCTTAAAAGCGGATAAGAGGAATAAATTAAATGACCAAGAACAAGAAATGCTCTCCCAAGCTGAAGTCTGGGAAATTGAAGATAAAAAAGCAAAACTTCGTATTTGGATCTCGGAAGGCTATAAAGATTCCGCTCTTGATGTCCAAGAAGATTCATTAAAACTAAATGATTTCTTTTCATCTCCTTGTCCTTTATTGGCTACCACTACAACCGATTCTAGCTACCCTACTCCTGATTATAAGATTTATGAAAGACTAGCTACTGAGGCTGATTACGTTACTAAGAGAATATCTAGTATTTCAGAATGTATTCGTTTAGTCGGAGCTACTGCTGCTCAGTATTCTAGTGATGTTAAGAATATGCTCGAGCTACAAGATGGACAACTCTGGCCGATTGATGCCTGGGCTACATTCACAGAACGAGGTGGTTTTAAAGGTGTTATTGATTGGATGCCGTTCGATTCTTGCGTAGCTGCATTGCAGCCTCTTAGTTCTTACCTTGAAAGCTTACTCGATAAGATTGATTTAATAACTGGTATTCCTGACTTTGCCAGAGGAATGACAGATTCTAGGGATACGGCTGAAGCTCAACAAAGAAAATCACAATGGGTGCAGCTTAAAGCTCAGGAAAAACAATCTGATATTCAAAGATTTTGTAAAGAAGTAATTTCTAAAATGGCAGAGATTATCTTTGAGCCTGGACTATTCTCAGATGAAACAATCTCTTTAATGATTGGGCTTAATCAAATGTCTCCCGAAGAACAAGAATTGTACATGCCAGCCTTGCAGTTACTAAGAGATGATAAGCTAAAAACATTCAGAGTTTCTATTGAAACCGATTCTACTATTGCCTCAAATGAGGAAGAAGTTAGTGCAATGTGGATGCAGTATGTTGAATCCATAACAACTCTAATGGGAAGTATTCAAAACGTAGCTCAATTCAGGCCTGAACTAATGGGGCCAATGGTGCAGACTGCATTAGCTGCTGCTAGGTCTTTAAGAACAGGCAGAACAGTTGAAGGTGCTTGGCAAAAGGCTATGGATGATATCGAAGCTGCTGATAGGCAAGCTAGAGAGAATCCTCCAGAACCACCTCCTAATCCTGAAATGATGAAAGTACAAGTAGCTCAACAGGAAGTTGAAATAAAGAAACAAGAGGCAGAGTTTGACCAGTGGTTTAGACCTCAAGAATTACAAAGCCAGAATCAAGTTCACCAAATGAAAATGGAAATGGAAACTCAAAAACTTCAGATTAAAGGTATGGAAGCAATGAGCAAAGGCGAGATGGATAAAATGATGTATGACCTAGATACTTTCAAAGAGCAATTTAAACAACAAATTAGTAATCAAGAAATGGAACTTCTTAAGTTTAAGACTGTTCTTGATGAAAAGGAAAAGCTCTTAAATGGTAGTAGGTTAGATAGAGAGCAGGATATTGAAAGAATAAGAATGCTAAATGAGCAGATTCAGGCAGCTTCAGAAGGTGGTGATAGTGGCGTTGGAAAGAGTAGGTCTAGTGTTGGAATACCGAACATTCATATTTATAACTCAGGAGGGTCTAAAGAAGTTGCTATGAAAAGATCCTCTAATGGGGATTTAATAGGAAGAGTAACTGACGTAGGAGATGGCCCAGCAAATGGCTGATAATCAACTAATATCCAATTCCTATCTTTCTAATAATCCTGACATTAGACCTAGAGCTATTGAGAAAACTACAGCTCCTGCTGTTGTTGCTACACTTACTCAAATAGTTGGAATAGATATTGGGGGAACAGGAGCAGAGAGTTTAGTTACTTCTCTTAATCCTCTACCAATTAGTGGAAGTTTCTCTTTGCCAGTCGGAGCTTCCACAGAAGCTAAACAAGACACTGGGAATACCTCCCTAGCCACTATTGCAG